CAGGTCGTGATGAAGTATGGAAAGAAGAAACAATACGAAACACATCACAGTCACAATTTAATTCAGAGTTTGAATGTGAGTTCTTAGGTTCGATTGATACACTAATCGCTCCACATAAATTAAAACAGATGCCTTACATTGACCCAATACAAAGTAATGCAGACTTAGATATATTTGAAAGACCAGACCCAAAGAAAACTTATTTTCTTACTGCAGATGTTTCACGAGGAACATCACAGGATTACTCAGCATTTTTAGTTTTAGATGTAACAGAAATGCCATACAAGGTTGTTGCAAAATATAGAAACAATGAAATCAAACCTTTAATATTTCCACAAAAAATATATGAAGTTGCAAAAGCATATAATGAATGTTTTGTATTAATTGAAGTAAATGATATAGGAGAACAAGTTGCTAATGCTATGCAGTATGATTTAGAATATGATAATCTAGTCATGGCATCTATGCGAGGTCGTGCTGGACAAATACTAGGAGCTGGATTCTCTGGTGGTAAGGCACAGTTAGGAGTAAGAACTACTAAGGCAGTTAAAAGAATAGGATGTTCGAATCTAAAACAATTAATAGAATCAGACAAACTCTTAATACCAGACTATGATATAATGAGTGAGTTATCTACATTTGTAGTTAAAGGTTCTTCTCATCAAGCAGATGATGGTTGTACAGATGATTTAGTTGCATGTCTATTCATATTTGCATGGGCAGTTGACCAAACATATTTTAAAGAATTAACTGATAATGATATACGAGAAAGAATGTATGCTGAACAGAAAGAACAATTAGAACAAGACATGGCTCCATTTGGATTTGTAGATAATGGAATAGATGAACCAGAGGTTGAAGTAGATGAGTATGGAACTAGGTGGACTACAGTCGTTAGAGACCATAATTCAGATTGGTAAATTAATATGAGTAAGATAAGTAATTTAGAAGATGCTATAAAACTCAAAAAAATAAAACAGAAGTATATTAATCAAAAAGAAAAACTTGAATTAGATATACTTATATTAGAAAAAGAGTTAGAAGTAGTAGAACAACAGTTAAAAGAATGTACTGTTTCTGATTGGCATGAAAAACCACCAATGAACTCAGGTGATATTAAACAGATATACGAAAAATATATGAAAGAAGAATATGGAAAAAAAGATTATGACTAGAGAAATGTTGGGTCTAGTAAATCATTTTCAATTTTAATTAAACAGTTAGAACATACAATTTTAGAAGAATCTATTAATCTTTTCACAGTTTTTCTACTGGTATCATTCATACCCACTCTTTTAATAGTCTTACGAATCTCTTTATCATGAGGATAAAATCTTAAACAAGCTATCTCAGGTTCACCACAATGTATACATTTAGTATTTACTAAATATTGATTCAAAGAAGAAACTCTTTTATGATAATTCCTTTTTGTAACTTCTTTAATAGTTTCTTTGTACTTTTTGTAATGATTACTTGACATGATTCTATTTATATGTTTAGCAACATATAAAACCAAATTCTAGAATATGATTTTTTTATAAATATAATCAAAGAACATAAAGAATAAACTTTATAATTAATAGGAGTAAGTCAATGGGATTTTTAGTATCACCAGGCGTGCAAGTAAATGAAGTCGATTTAACCAATGTTGTACCTGCCGTTGCAACTAGTATTGGTGCTATTGCTGGTGCTTTTGAAAAGGGCCCTGTATCATCAATCGTTAATATCTCTAGTGAAGAAGAACTAGTACAAATATTTGGTAAACCAACAACAACTGGTAATCAATTCGAAACTTTTTTTAGTGCCGCAAACTTTTTAAAATATACAGATTCACTTAAAGTGGTTAGAGCAGAGAGTGCTATAGTAAATGCTGGAGCAAACTCTGGTATATTAATTAGAGATGAAGACCACTATCTTGCAAGTTTCTCAACAGGTCAAGGTTCTCATGGAGAATGGGCTGCAAGAACAGCAGGAACACATGGTAACTCATTAAGAGTAGAAATTTGTCCAAGTGCAACTGCATACGAACAAGATTTAAGTACAAACAACTTAGTTAATGGTGCTGGTGCAGTTGGCGATACAACAATAACTGTAGATGACGCTGATGCTTCAGGTTTTGCTTTCAATGTAGGTGATTTAATATCATTCTATTCAGATACAACAAACTTAGTATCAATAGATGACTTCAACGAATATGAAGTAGTATCAATTTCGGGTGAAGTATTAACAATCAGATTAAAAGATGACCCTAATGGTGCTGGTTTGCAAAGTGCAATCGCAGATGATTCAAAAATTAAAAGACGCTGGAAATATTATGATTTATTCGAAACACCAGGCACATCAGACTATAATACAAGTAATGGTCGTGGTACAGGTGATGAACTACATGTAGTCGTTGCTGATGCTGATGGTAAAATAACAGGTTATGATGCTGATGTTGCTGGAAACAGAACAAGAAGTGTTATAGAAACATTTGGTAACATGTCTAAAAACCCATCTGCTAAATCACCACAGGGTGATAGTATTTTTTACCCAGATGTAATCTTTAGACAATCATCATTTATTTATTGGACAGACCATATAGCTGCTGGTAGTAACTGGGGAACGGATACTACAACAGCTTATACAAATGTTATACCAACAACGATTGATACTCTAACAGGTGGAACAGATGATTATTCTACTACTGCTGGAGAGATTGAACTTGCATATGATAAATTTAAAAACGCAGATACAGAAGACATCAATTTAGTTATTGGTGGTTCATCTAGTATCGTTGGTGATACTGCTGCTGCTCAAGATACTCATGTTACAATGCTTACATCTTTAGTAGAGAGTAGAAAGGATTGTGTTGGATTTTCTTCACCATATCGTGCTGCTACAGTCGGTGTTACAACATCAATACAACAAGCAGAAAATATAAGAATTGCTGCTAACTTAATTCCAAGCTCATCTTACATGGTAATGGATAGTGGATATATGTACATGTATGACAAGTACAATGATGTTTATAGATTTGTACCTTTAAATGGTTCAACTGCTGGACTATGTGCAAACACAGACCAAGTTGCTGACGCATGGTTTTCACCAGCTGGATACAGTAGAGGAAGTGTTAGAGGAGCAATTAAATTATCCTTTAACCCAGATAAAGCTGATAGAGATATTTTATATCGTGCAAGAGTTAACCCAGTCGTTAACTTCCCAGGGCAAGGTGTAACTTTATTTGGTGATAAAACTGCTCAAACTAAACCAAGTGCTTTTGACAGAATTAATGTTAGAAGATTATTCTTAGTCTTAGAAAAAGCAATTGCTACAGCTGCTAAATTTCAACTCTTTGAATTTAATGATGAGTTTACAAGAGCACAATTTAGAAGTTTAATTGAACCTTTCCTAAGAGATGTTCAAGGCCGTAGAGGTATCACAGACTTTAATGTTAAATGTGATGCTACAAATAATACAGGAAGTGTTATTGATAGAAACGAATTCGTTGCAGACATATTTGTCAAACCTGCTCGTTCTATTAACTTCATTACATTAAACTTTGTCGCTACTCGAACAGGTGTTTCGTTTAGTGAGGTAGGAGGTTAATCATGGCACAGATAGATGACTTTAAGGCAAATTTACTTGGCGGTGGAGCTAGAAGTAACCAATATCGTGTAACTTTGGCAGAACCACCTGGTGTTGCAATCGGATTAGATGTTAGAAGAACTTCTTTTTTATGTAGTGCTACTACATTACCAGAAACAACTATAGGTACAATTCCTTTAACTTTTAGAGGAAGAACTATTAATATAGCTGGAGATAGAGAGGCACCTGCACCATGGACTACAACATTCTATAATGATACAGACTTTATGATTAGAACTGCATTAGAAAATTGGAATAATGCAATCAATGACTTTGCGGATAATACAGGTCTTACAAACACAGCTGATTATACAACTGACTTAACTGTTGACCAATTAGATAGAGATGGTACTGTTTTAAAAACTTATATTTTTAGAAGTGCATGGCCAAAAACTATTGCTGCAATTACTTTAGGTTCAGCTGAATCTACAGCTATTGAAACTTTTGAGTGTACTTGGGAATATCAACACTTCGAAGCTTCAGGTGTTAACTTCTAAATCAGTCTTTTTTTTCTTTATAAATAAAGGACAATAAAGGAGATTTTATTATGGCAGAACTATTTGGTTTTAAATTTGAGAAAATCAAAGACACC